ATCGATCTGCCGGGCAAGCTGCGGACGATGCGCGAGGCCCTGGTGGTCGATGGCGAAGCGTTCGCGCTCATGATCTCCAATCCCCGCCTCCCGGGCGTGCAGCTCGACCTGCGGCTTGTCGAGGCGGAAATGGTTGCCACTCCGACCGAGCTGATGAGTCAGACGATCACGCCCGAGGGCAACGTCGTCGACGGCCTCGAGTTCGATCAGATTGGCAACGTCGTGGCCTACCAGGTGCTCAATTTCCATCCCGGCAGCAACTACCGGGTCAACAACCTGCAGTTCGCGCGGGTGCCGGCTGCCCAGATGGTGCACTGGTTCCGGCCGAGCCGGCCGGGCCAGCATCGCGGGTATCCCGAGTGCGGCCCGGCCCTGCGGCTGTTTGCTCAGCTGCGGAGGTACACCGAGGCGGTGTGCGCGGCAGCGGAGACGGCTGCAGATTTCGCGGGCTTCCTGCGAACGAACAGCCCGGCCGCAGAGATCGACGAGGTCGACGCGTTTGCGGAGATGGAGATTCAAAAACGCGCTATGGTGACGCTGCCCGACGGGTGGACGTTCGAGCAGCTCAAGGCCGAGCAGCCGACAAGCACCTATCAGATGTTCAAGCGCGAGCTGGTGGGAGAGATCGGCCGCTGTATGCAACTGCCGTTCAACGTCTCGGCTCTCGACAGCTCGTCCTACAACTACGCGAGCGGACGCATGGATCACCAGGTCTATGCGATGACTCAACGGGTTCAGCGGGACGAGCTCGAGCGACTGCTGCTCGACCGGCTGTTGGCGGCATGGGTCAACGAGGCCAGCCTGGCCGGCGTGCTGCCTGAGGGTGTGCCGCAGTTTTCGGAATGGAATTGGACCTGGCAGTGGGACGGCCGCGAGCACGTGGACCCTGCCAAGGAGGCGAACGCTGCCGAGACCCGGTTGCGCAGTCACACCACCACGCTTGCTGCCGAATACGCGAGGCAGGGCAAGCGATGGGACGTCGAGCTGCGGCAGCGTGCGGCAGAGGTGTCGCTGATGAAGGAGCTCGGCCTGTTCATCGACCTTTTGCCGGATGGCAACTACCCCGGAGCGCTGCCTCCAGAGAATCGGGAGGACGTCGAGGCTGCCGATGGCTACCGGCCGCCGCGTGGTGTGCGGTCTGAGGCGGCTCGCGCGTTGGAATGGCGTCGCGAGTTTGGCCGAGGCGGCACGGCAGTCGGCGTGGCTCGCGCACGCGACCTTGCCGGCGGTCGCGAGATATCGGCCGAAACGATCGGTCGCATGGTCAGCTATTTCGCACGACACGAAGTGGACAAGCGGGCGGAGGGATTTTCGCCGGGCGAAGACGGCTACCCCTCCGCCGGGCGCATCGCCTGGGGCCTCTGGGGCGGAGACGCCGGGCAGCGCTGGGCAAACAGCGTCTGGGAGCGGCTGCAGGCGACGTGGGACTTTGACGACTTCGACGACGTCGAAGACGAGGAGGTGATCCTGCCATGAACAAGATCGAGATCCGTAGCGACGTTCAGTTCCTCGAGGCCGCCGACGCCGCAGCGGCGAGCCCCCGCAAGTTCCGCATCGTGGCCTATACCGGCTCTCCGATCCGGCAGGGCTGGAGCCGCGAGCCGGTCGTGATCGACGTGGCCGGCATGAAACTCCCGAAGACGGTGCCGGTTGTGCTCGGCCACGAGTACAGCCTGGCGGCGATCCTCGGCAAGGGCACGCCGAGCGTCGTGGACGGGCAGCTCGTCGTCGAGGGCGAGGTGCTCGCCGAATCCCCGGCCGCCAACCAGGTCGTGCAGTTGGCCGCGGCCGGGTACGAGTGGCAAGCGTCTGTTGGGGCCGACGTCCGTCGGCACCAAAAGTTCGACGTCGACACTGCCGCAACCGTCAACGGTCAGACCCACGTCGGGCCTGTCCGAGTCGTCAAGGCCTCAGCTCTCCGGGAGGTCTCGTTCGTAACTCTCGGCGCTGATCCGGAGACCAGCGTCGCCATCGCGGCCACCGAGGTCGTAGAGGAGGAACCCATGGCGGCAGACGCCACCACAAAGCCCGCCGACGAGGTGCTCGAAGCCTCGGCGGCGGTCGCCCCGGCGGAGGTCGCCGTGGTCGACGAGCAGCCCAACGTGACCGTCAGTGCTGAGACCGAAGGCCTGAAGGCCGAGGTCGAGCAGCTCAAGAAGGAGATCGTCAAGATGAAGGAGCTCGAGCAGGTTCGCGCCTCGCGGGCTGCCGCCCCGAGCGTGCAGTCGGAAATCGACGGTGACAGGGTCATCGAGGCGGCGCTGGCCCTTCAGGGCGGCCTGCCGAACGTGGAGAAGCGGTACGACGAGCGGACGCTCGAGGCGGCCGACAAGGCGGCTCGCAACGTCTCTCTCGCACAGGTCGTGCTGCGAGCGGCGATGCAGAACGGCTACGACGGCCCGCAGCGTCTGACGTCTGCGACCCTCGGTCCGGTGCTGCGGGCGGCGTGGGCGACCCACTCCATCGCCGGCATCCTGTCGAGCACGGTGAACAAGTTCCTGCTGGCCGGTTTCGACTCTGTCGAATCCGCCTGGCGGCAGATCTCGACGACTCGGTCGGTCAACGACTTCAAGACGCTGACGTCGTACCGGCTGAACGGCGGGTTCAAGTTCGAGAAGGTCGCCAACGGTGGCGAGCTGCAGAATGCGGCTGCGAGCGACGAGACCAGGACGATTTCGGCCGACACCTACGGCATCATGACGTCAGTGACCAGGCAGGACCTGATCAACGACGATCTCGGTGCCCTCACCGCTGTTCCGCAGCGGATCGGCCGAGGCGGGGCTCTCAAGCTCAACGACGTGTTCTGGGCTGCGTTCGTCGACGACGCGTCGTTTTTCACGGCTGATCGTGGCAACCTGCGGGCGGGTTCGCACGCTCTCAGCCTGGCCAACCTGAAGAGCCTCGCGACGCTCTACAGGAAGCTGAAGGATCCCGACGGCAACCCGGTGGCGATCGAGCCGCGAATCCTCCTGGTCCCGCCGGACCTCGAGCTGACGGCTGCCGAGATCATGGGGTCGAGCCTGATCCAGGCCGGCACCACCACCGGTCCGCTGCCCGAGCGGAACGTGCTCGCCGGTCGTTACCAGGTCGTGTCCTCGGTCTACCTGACCAACACGACCGACTACTACCTGCTGGCCTCGCCGGCCGATCTGCCGGTGATGGAGGTGGCGTTCCTCAACGGCGTTCAGAGCCCGATCGTGGAGACGGCCGAGGCCGACTTCAACACGCTCGGCGTGCAGATGCGTGGCTACTTCGACTTCGGCTGTGCGAAGGCGGAGTACCTCGCCGGCGTGAAGTGCGACTCGGCGGCCTGACCTAAAGCCCGCCGGCCCGGAACAGACCGGGCCGGCGGGATTCAAATCTCCAACAGAAAAGAGGTGATCCAGTGGCTACGTACGATTCTGTCGGTCTCTATCTCGACTACACCCCGTCCGGTGCCAAGAGCGCCGGCGACGTGGTCGTGCTCGGTTCGATCGTGGGGGTGGTGCCGCGGCCGATTGCGGCCAACGCCCTTGGCTCGATCGCGGTCGGTGGCGTGTGGAAGGTGGCCAAGAACACCGGCATCGTCATCGGCCAGGGCGACAAGGTGTACTACTACTCGCCATCGGGTGCGGTCACGGCTGCCACCGGGACGGCCATGGGCTTCGCGGCCGCCAACGCGGCGACCGGAGATGCCACGGTCGACGTCCTTCTGACGCCGGGTGCCTGAGTTTTCGCGCACGCTGCCGGCGGCCACGACACAATGGCCGCCGGCAGCCACGCGCAGGAGGTGACGCGTGGCCGATCTCATGCGGACTGCCGCCGCCCACCTGGCCGACGTCCTAAAGAGCCATTGCGGCACGACTGTCTCGTTTGTGCGTCGCGGCGTGACCGGGGCGGGTGCCACGGGCACGCTCACGGCGACCGTGGCCAGGTCTGCCTACGAAACGCAAAACGAGAGCGGCGTGATCGAGCGGTGGGAGTCGAGGGACTACATCGTGAAAACGGCAGATCTGACGTTCACGCCGGCTCGAGGAGATCAGATCCGGGAGGTAATTGCCGGCGCTACCGGAGTCTTTGAGGTCGTGACACCCCGAGGCGTGCCGCTGACGCACCCCGGCGACGCGTTCGAGGCGACCACCAGAATTCACACTATCAGGAAGAGCTGACATGGCAGCGCCGAATATCGTCGGGCCGACAACCATCACGGCCAAGACAGCGTTTCTGACGGCCGTTACCGGAGCCACCGGGACCGTCCTCCTGAACAACGCGGCGAGCTCTGGCAAGGCATTCCAGGTCACGACGCTCTACGTGGCGAATATCGACGGCACCAACGCGGTGGACGTGACGATCGAGGTGCACGGCCAGGACGACGGTGCCGGAACCGGCTACGCGATCTGCTCGACAGTCAGCGTGCCGGCCGACGCGAGCCTCATGGTCGTCACCAAGGATTCGCCCATCTGGCTCGAGGAGGATCGGTCGATCGTCGTGACCCCGTCGGCCAGCAACGATATCGAGGTCGTCTGCTCGTATCTGGAGATCTCCTGATGCCGGCTCTCGGCGATCCCTGCTGGCGGCTCGCGGGCGTGGCCTACCTGGCCCTGCCGCACCGGGTGCGGATGCCGGATGGGTCCACCCGGACGGATCCGGCCCAGTGGGCGCTCGACCAGGGGGTGCTCGACGCGACCGGGTGGTCGGCCAGCACGCTCACGCAGGCAGACCTCGATCTGCTCTACCCGCCGCCCCCCCCGCCGGATGCGTTTGCGGCCGGCTGGCAGACGCCGTTTGGCTGGCGGCTGGGCTGGCAGGTGGACGACGTGGCCCTGCTCACGGGGCTTTATGTGCTCGCTCGCGAGGCCCACGAACTAGGCAGCACCGACCTGCTCACGGTGATCGACACCGACGGCGTGCCGCACGAGCTGCCGTTCGAGCAGTTGCGGGATCTCATGCTCGGCTACGGTGCGGCGCGGGCGGCCCT